AATGTTCTACCCAATCTTCATCAACTTCTGCAAGAACAGAGTCATGTACAAGAGCAAAGATTTTCATTTTATCTTCTTTACCATCTTTTTTGATAATATTGTGAGCATCAATTGCTCCAAGTAAATTTACATCAGATGCAATCGATTGTACTAGAAAGTTTACTCCTGATCTTACTTCATGTGAAGCAATACCTTTATCGGTAGAGAATACATTTGGTAATCTTCTCTTTCTACCAAAGTGAGAATATATGAATCCATTATCTTGAATAAACTTTTTCTGTGAGTCTAGCCAAGTCTTGAGACCATGAAACTGTTCAAAGTAATCTTTAATAACTTCACTTGCTTCATTCATACTAAAGTAAGTACCACTATCTTTGGTTACTTGTTCACTAATTTTCTTTGGACCAGCTCCATACATAATTCCGAATGTAACAGCTTTAGCCATTTGTCTTTGTGTGCCATAGTGTTCTGCAACCTCGTCTACTTCACAAGGAAGATTGAATACGAGCTTTGCAATATTTGAGTGAAAGTTTCCTCCACTTCTGAATACATCCATTAATGCTTTATCGTTCGCAAGTACAGCTGCACAATAAACCTCTGCTGTTGTTAAGTCCATTGCAACTATTTTCTTGCCAGGATTAGCTTTGATACATCCTTTGACAATTGGGTTATCTCTAGGTATCTGTTGCATATTCATTTTACCACTAGAAGATAAGCGACCTGATGTTGTACCATGAAGATTAAATCCAGTACGAAGTCTGCTATCTTTATCAAGCTGTGGATATATCTTATCAAGATAAGTAGTTTTAATTTTTACTTTCTGACGAATATCTAATACTAATTGTGGTACTTCATGTTCTTCTGCAAGTTGAGTTAACACTTCAGCATCTGTACTATCTGCACCTGTTCCTGTTTTCTTTCCTGTAGGCTTGAGACCTAAATAATCAAACAATAAGGCTCTAAGTTGCATTGTACTATTTGGATTGAAGTCCTTGCCTTGTGAATGTTCAAACTCTTTGATAGCTGGATAAGTATATAACTTAGCAATAGCTTCATCAATTTGTTCTTGCATTAATACTGAAGATGTCTGCAATCTTTCTTTGTCAAACGGTACTCCAGTATCTTGTATATCTGTTAAGAATCTACAACCTGGAATAAGAATATCTTTATATACTCCATATAGTCTACTATTTTTTACTAAAGCATTTTCAAACTTTTGAAAGAGCAAGAAGGTACATACAGCATCCATTGCTGCGTAGTCTTGCATTATTTCAAAAGGAATTAAGTCCCAAGTAAAACTGCCTTTTAGTATTCCGTTTCTACGGCAGTAATCATCTATCCACTCATACATACCTTTCTCATAGTCTCCATAAGGTGTATACTTAAGAGATAGTTGTTTCAAACCATGTGTGCCAGGATTCTCGTCTAGCATATAATGTAATAACATTGTGTCTTCGAATCTTGGAAAGTTAAATCCAAAATGATATTCAAAGAACGCTAAATCAAATTTAGCATTATGAAATACTACTCTCTTTTTGTCAAAGAGTTGTTGTAGTAATCCTTCTGCTTTTTCATCAATACAATCCGTACTAATGTATGCTCCATGCTCTGGTTCATAAGATAAACTAATACCAAGCATATATCCATCTCGAGGATACAATCCTGAAGTCTCCGAGTCAAGTGCAATAAAATCATTATCATGATTCAATGCCTTATCTAGAAATACATATAAGTCTGCACTTTCTGTTATGCCATAACACTTATCCTCGCCAAGTTTCTGTTGCTTGAGTTCTCCTTTTATATATTTTGTGATATTGGCACTAGATTCATCCCAGACTTTCTTAGCCTCTGGCTTGAATGTTATCATTGCTGGGTTTATTACTGGTAAGAATTTATCATCTACAACTCTTCCACTGTATTCTGTGACTGAGTTTTGATTTGTAAAAAACTTTAATGCTTCTGAGCCTACAAGTATGAGCCAATCATAATCATCAATCTCTATCTGAATATCACAATCTCTTTTTAATACTTTCTTTACTGTTGGGTTTGAGCATAATTCATATTTATCGAATTGAAACTCATTGTTAAAAAGTTTTACATAGTCATTTCGACTAGGTTTACTTTCTATTAGTGCTATTTTAGCCATATAATTGTTCCTTTAATTGTTTTACTTTTTCTTTGTTAAGTGCTCCCGCATCCCCAAGAGCAATTGGTATTTTTACATTTTTTGACAATATCTCTGCAATCTCACACATTTCTTGTATTTTGATTGAAGCCTCTTGTCCTGCGTCATCAGGGTCGAATAGTATGTCTACTGATTGAACTCCCTGCATTTTTAAAAGTTTTAGTTTTTCAACATCTACATTTCTAGTGCCAAAACAGCACAAGACATTTTCTAAACCTTTGTCATGTAGATTTAGCATATCAAAGATGCCTTCTACTAATATTATTCTACCTTTTATAGGGCGGACTCGAGCAGGGAATAGTGGTAATACTGCCTTTGGGGGATGGATCAAGTATTTAGGAACATCAGTCGGAGACTGTGTTCTGCAATTAAATGCTACTATTCTTCCTGTCAAGTCCTTAATTGGAAAAGAAATTCTGCCTGTAAATGGTTTATCTGGATGCACAAATGCATCAAACCTTTTGTAAGAATCAGGAGATATATTTCTCCAATTTCCTACATATGGCATAAAATTCTTTGGCATCTTCAATCCTACGGAAGATGCTCTTTTTTCTTCTACTTTTCTTCTGAGTTTTTCTCTACGAATATCCAACGGATTGGAAGGAGCATCGTAGTGGTTAAATAAATTACCTTTAAACCCACAAGAAAAACAGTTGAATACACCTGTGATTCTATCAATTCTCATACTAGGATTACTGTCATCATGCTCAGGATTAAGGCATTTGACAATAGCGTCTGCTGGAGATAACTTATACTCTATTTTTCGTTCTTGTAATAGTTCTTCTACTGTCATTATATGAGCATACCTATCATTAGTGTAATACCAAATATAGGAATAAGAAGTACTATACACATTGTTAGTGCATAAAAGAAGTGTTCTAAAAATGCTTTCATTGTTTGTGTTTCCATCCTTTTAGTTTGTCACCAAGTTCTTCAAAGTCTGTCATCTTTTTTCCACTTGGATCTGTTTCGTGTTCATAATACTTACTTTTCCAAGCAAGTTCTACCATTTGAAACCATATTGCTATCATACGATCTCTTTCTTTTTTATCTCCCCACAAGTAAAACATATTCCACCATTCTTTTTCAAATCGGCAGACTTTTACATCCATTGTTTTAAACATCCATCCATCCTGATGTTTTCTTACTATTTCCCACATCACTCTCATTCTTTGACTTCCTGCGATTGGATAATAGTTGGGCATACATAGTATAGGAGATTCAATACCATGTTTTAGAATACTATCATATAGTGGTTGATTTATGGGCACTCGTTCTATATTTTGATAAATCTTTTTCTGATTCAATAGAAATTTAACTGATCGTGTTTCCCATGTGTAGGGTGGCAGAGCTACTAACTCTGCCGTTTCCTTACTAATTCTATCTGCCGCCATTCCTTACTTTTCTCCATAAACCATGTCTGCGTCTTTTTTCTATTTCCATACGAATCATGTATGTTCGTATCAATGCAACTACTGTAAATATAAAAGTGGTTGTAAGTGATATCAAAAATGCACTTGTCCATCCCCATTTTTCTATGAATAACCATAGTAGGAATGTTTGTAATGGAAAGTTAATAAGAAGAGCAGCGCCTACTTGCACTACTGATTCTTGTAATGCTGCTTTTTCTGTTTTAGTCATTTAACTGATCCCATAGTTGTTCTTCTAATTCTGTTTCGTAAATTATACGAAACTCCTCTATTGTTGGTGTAATCACTTTTACTGTAGATTCTTCCAACTTTCGCACATATCTAGTATATGCTATCATTAATTGTGCCTCTGTATATAGAATCATAGTCTGTTTAGTAATGCAGTTATAGTTATAATTAAGGGATCAAACGCCCCATAAATGTATAGGCTTAATACCCATGCTTGCCATTTAAATGTCATCTACATCTTCTCCTGTTTTCATACTGTTTTCTATGTTTTCTTTTTCTTTAGGGTTAAGTGCGGTCTGTGGACCAATCTTCAATGTTTCCCAGTCTACTGCACTTGTGAAACTTTCCATTCTATTACTTCTCATTTTTACACAATTAAAAGTCATACACCCATCTTGCTGATCCCATGTTTCTAAGGCATAAGCAGCATCTGCCGCATCAAGTATACCTTTTGCAAATCTAGCCTCTCCACTAGCATCTGTTTGATATGGGGCAAAGAATAATGTTTCATATTCTTGGGCATATAGTTTCATTTTCTTACTGACTTCAATTTGTTCTGTCCAATCATATTGTCCTGAACGACTTGGTGCATTGTGGCGTTTGACTTGGTTTAGATAATCAACAATAACCACACCAACATCAAGTTGGTTGACCTTTTTATCTAGCTCTGACTGTATTTTTGAGAGAGTTAAAGCTGGATCATAAATAACATCCAATTGCTTTTCTTTGTGGAGAGGAAGTTTTGTTAGTTTTTTATGAAATGTGTCAAAGTCATGTGTTTTTACAAACTCTGGCAATAATTCATGTCCACCATCAAAACGACCTGCCCACCAGCCGCCTACTAGATTCCACTCTTCAGTGGATAGCATTTTACTGCGTAGTCTTTTTAAAGGTATTTTTGTTGAAACAGAACATATTCTCTGAAGAATTGATCTGCTGTCCATTTCTATAGTAAAATAAAGCGCACTACGACCTGAATCGTAGACATTCGCTGCTAAA